GGTTCGTCAGAAGTATTACTTGCGTCGTGGGAAATAGCGTCAGCGAGTGCTGTCTGATAGTCTCTGTAAGCTAGATCAGACAAATATCCGTTATCTTCGCCTCGCTCATAAATTGCTCTTGACCAAGAGCCTAATACAATAGGTTGTACTGGGCATTGAATAACTGTGTCATCATCTGTCCCGTTAGTATTAAAATCTTCTTGGGGGACAATAACATCAAAGTTAATTGAATAATTCTTATCTGGAATTGGGTAAAAATCGACAATAACATCTCCGTCATTGTCAAACCCGTTAAACTCAAACCAATCTGGCTGATTTTCTGTTACATCATCGTGGTTGAGTTGTCTTGACATCCAGCGTGTGCTGGGTGACTTTTGTAGGTAGACATCTTCTGTGTCATTAAATACTGACGGCCTGTTTAGGTAATCATTTATAAGCCTAAAACGCCGAGTTGATCCGGTAAGGGAATAACGGAACACACCTTGTTCTGTATCTACTTGAATAGTGTTTTTAAGGTGTGTCCAATTCCAAGCGTCTTCTACCTCTCTTTTTACATCATTTACTAGCTCTCCGACTAATCTTGAGTATGTAGTATTGTTAACACTCGTTACCTCGCGCTCTCTAAGGCGTCTTAGGACTGAGTTTACTGCTGAGAGGTAGGTAGCCATTCTTATTCCTCAGTTTCGTCTGTGTACGTCTTCTTTGGACGTCCTGCGGGTTTCTTTTCTGCCTTTTTGTAGCGTTTTACACGCCAAAGATTTTGTTCCCAATGCTGTTCTTCTACTTCAAACGTCTTTCCGGTCTGGGTATCTTCTACAGTTACCATATAAACCTCTTAGAAAAAGCCGGGGGAGACTTGCTCCCCCAACCTGTATTTACCTTCGATTAAGAAGGTACGACTGCAACTACTGCTGCGTCATCACGAAGCTCCTGTACACCATAGAGCATGTCTACGGTTAGGAGATCACCAAGATACTCCTGCTTGTACTGAGTCTGTACGCGAGGAGCAACCTGCGTTACGAGAACCATTGCGCTCTCGTGGAACATGCCAGCAGCACGGTAGTTGGTGGTAGTGTCATCAGCAGTGACCGTTGGTAGGTTGCTTGAGACGTAGACTTCTACGCCGTAAACGTTACCTACACGACCGTTGCGGATGCTGTTCTGAGCACCAACCTCACCAACGAAAGCCTGCTCGGTAAAGCGATCAATACCAAGTAGGTTGTTCTTCTCGACTGGTGGGATGACCAAGTAACGCTGTGACATCGGAACGTCAGCATCGTCAAGGGTCTGGATCATCTGGCGAATACCAGCATCAGTAAGGGCAGCGCCGTTACCAGTGTTGGTTCTTGCAGAAGGATCAAACGCTGTGCTGCCATCTGAACCAATGACTGCGCCGCTGTATGCAGTGCCACCTTGGAAACCAGCGAACAGAGCACCTAGATCGGTGTCGGCGCGCTTTGACAGAGCAAAACCAGCATCATCAGTGTAGAACTGACGAAGGCTGTTTAGGGCCTGAGTAGCAACGATGTCTTCGATAAGACGTGAGTACTCGAAGTGCTTGTCAATGTTGACCTGTACTTCACCCTCGGTGTTGCTGATCAGTGTGACCTGATTCTCTGCGGTCTTCTGGTTAGCATCTGCACGGACAGGAGCAGGGATGTGAATAACATCGCCTTTCTTGCCCTGATGGTTCATGTTTTTAACAAGATTAGCAAGAACAAGGTTGCTCTTGAATGATGCGATAACTTCGTCACTCCAAACCTCAGGTACAAAAGTAGCTGCGGCTGTGGAGGTAACGTGATTACTTCCTAGTGCCATGATTAAAATCTCCTACGATTTATTTAACTCTCCCCTCTTGATACGCAGCCATAATTTCATCTTGCATAGCCATATATCTGTTGGGGTCTTGCATTTTCATTTTAATAAGGTCAGCACGTCTGTAGACTTTCTTAGTACCCTTGTTGCGATTACCCGTACCTTCTAGCGTAGCCTGCTTTCTAGCCTGACTTTGCTTTTCAGCCTTGTTTGAGTCATCGCTCACTTCTGCACCCTGTGATTGGCGAATAGACTTGTAAAGGTCAAACAGTTCGTTAGCAGCTTCGTAATCAAACTGGTCAGCTTTTTGGGCCAACTCAGTGCGATACTTAGACGCACTAACAAACTCACCGAAATCTGTTTCCTTAGCAACATCCATGTAATCTGGATGCTTCTCGACAAACGCCTGATGGGCTGATTCTCGATCTTTGCTGGAAAGCTGTTCCTTTAGCTGTTCTACCTCTTTAGCCAGACTTGACTTCTGGAGGTATTTGTCTGTCGCTTCCTTGGGTGAGGAGAACCAATCGTCGTCTGACAGAACCTCCTCTTCCTTGGTCGTTACGCGCTCTTGGTTGTTACGTTTCTGTTGAATTTCTAGCTGAAGAATTTCATCAGTGAGTTTACGAAGTTCTCCAATTTCGTTGCCTTTGCGACCGTACTCTTTTTCAAGGTTACGGTACATATCAACTACATCTTCAAACGACTTGTTCTGAAACTTGTCAGGAACCTCACTTCCTTGGCCTTCCTCAGGCTGTGGCTCTTCGCTAACCTGCTCTTCCATATCCTGTTGAGTCAGATCAACTAGCTCCTCACCTTCGTCTGCCTTTGTTTCTTCTGGCCGATCCACTATCTTAGTATCCATCTATCTCTCCTGCCTTATGCGAATGAAAAGGGTTGTAGGAGTGAGTTTAATCAAGACGTTAGGGATTCTTCCCGCGCCCTGCGTTCGTGGCTTCTACCCCATTGCTCGTAAGCCGTGGGAAAGCCGGGGTCAGTGCCGTCAAGTTTAAAATTGCAAGCACTGATTACTGGTTGTGCAAGTTGTCCACACTTTTTGCAGGACAGAATATCAGACGTATCGTTCGCCATATCTTCCCAAGTGTAGAAACAACTTTTGCACTTAATGTCAAAGATCTTCATTAAAGTCCTGCTCTTCCTGCTGGATGTACTCATAGTGAGACTCAAGCAAGTCCCTAAAAGATACAATCATTCTTAAAATTTCTACTTGGCCTTTGCTCTTTTGCAGTTCTTCAACTGTTTCTAGATCAATAGCCGTTTCGATCTTTCCTTTCAGAATCTCCTGAATGTATTCACTAAATGTTTTCCATTCATCCTTGCTGGTTAGGCTGAGCAGGTCGCTGTAGAACTTCTCCGTTTCCGGGTTCTGTAATGCCATTCATCTCACTCCCGTTTTGCTTGTTAGCGCGGGCTGCTAAAAGATCCAGAATCTGTCCTTGCAGCTCTGTATCTAACTTGTCCTGACCAAGCTCAATATCCGCAAGAGTCTTGAGTCTATCCGCAAGGTTTTCTTGCGTGCGGCTCTGACGCTCTTCGATCTCTGCCTGTTCCTTCTGGATTGCAAGCTGAGTCTGCAACTGTTGCAGTTCTTGTGCTTGTGGGTCAGGTTGCATCATCTGCTCAATAACCGTTACAAGCTCTTCCTTATTGCTAAGGCTAGAGTTATCGTAAATAGCTTTGAGCATGACCATGAATGCCGGAGACTCTGGTGGTACAGTCTGTAGCAACTGGATTAGCTGCTGCTGTTCCAGCTCTCTGGCAGTAATTCCCAGCGAGGTATGTGTAACAAAGTTAATATCTCTGACTGGGAAATTCTCTTCATCAAACTGCATGAACCGCCATACAGCTTTGTAGAGAAACGGTTTGACAATGTTACGCTCAATGTTAGCGAGTGTACGCTTGGAGCGTTTAATTGCACTTGACAGCGCCATGGACATGCCTGACGCTGTGCTGTTTGTTGGGGAAATGTTAAGCGGTGCTGACGGGTCGTTCGTGCCTGTGGCAACACCCACCATGCGCTCAAGATCACCTGTGCTCTGGAATACTGCCGGGTCAACCTGTCCAAAGTTAAATGGTCTAAGGATCTCTGAAGGGTTGCCGTTAGTCGGAATAGACTTGCCGGGTGAAACAGTAAACGAGCTGGTGCGTGGCATACGCGTTGCGTCAATGCCCATCATTGGATGGACAGTCAACGCTAACCCATCCATACGAGCGCGTAGCTCTGCGTCCAATGCCTTTTGTGCGTTGTAGCCTTTCTCGCAGACCCCACGGCCCCAGAATGAGTTAGGCACCGTGTCGTGCTGATAAGCGATTAGTGGTCTGTCGTCATTCCAGAACGGGTTAGGAATAGCTCTTAGTACAACTGAGTCGTTAGCAATGGTGATAATAGCTTCTACTAGGTTCTCACCGTACAAGTCAAAAGCTGCGTTCTGTTTGCTCTCATCACCGTCTTGCTGCTCGTTAACACCTAGTTCAACTAACTCTTCGTCCTCGTCTAGGTCTACGTCTAGCAGACTCTCTGGCACAAGACCGTAGTATTCTGTCAGCTTAACTGCATCGCTCTCGTCGTGCTCTTCCCCTGAGGTAGCCTCAGAGGCGCTCTGCTCTCCAACCTCGACTGGGTTGTAGATACCCTCCATCTGCTTCTCGATAATTTGATGTAGGGGCTTGTACGAGACGTGAGCACAAAACTCTGCTTCTTCAATGGTTCTGGCTGCCGGGTCAATAACAAAGTCAAAAGGTGAGACAGGCTCAACCTTAACTAAGAAGTTTTCTTTGTCTACCACTTCGTAGCTAACAGCCTGTTGCTCGATCAGCTGTTCTGCTTGCTCTTGTGGGATCTGACCCTGCTGTACAGCCTGTGCAATCTGCTGGACTAGCTGTTCGTTTACCTGACGCTCAACTTTCTTTTTATTAACCGTCTCTGTAATAATCTTGCCAATGCCTGTGCCGTACAAAGCGGCATTTAGGAAGATCTCAGACATGGCTGATGGAATCTTGGCTGTGTCAAACTGATCCATAAGAAAGTGACGCAGCACTTGTAAATCTTTGTCTTGCCCTGACAGTCTGTCTTGGTAGTCGTCAACTAGGTCAAACCACTGGTTGCGGCCAAAGACTGCTTCTTCTTGTTCTGCTACTGTGGACTCTACTGCTGACTGTAGGGCAGGTGAAATTAGCTTAGAGCGCTCTGAACTTCTCTGCTGGTCTTCTCTAGCCCACACGCCTCTCCATAGACGGTAGTACTCTTCCCACTTTTCTGCGTAGTTTTGATCTCTGTAGCGCTCACCCTCAGTGACACGCTGCATACAATAGCCTAAAAGACGAGCATCACCCTTTTCTGAGCGATCTTCTGGTCCGTCTTCTGCTTCTACGATTGGGTTTACTGCCATATCGTTAGTACCCTGCTATGGAATCCATTGGTTGCCAGTCGTCTACAAAGTCATCCTCGTCAATATAGGACGTAGTAGCAACTTGGTCGATGTAAGCTAGTGCGTCTAGCATGTCGTCGTGGGTCATAGGGTTGGGGAAGTCTAGTGCTTGGTTGATAAACTTTTTAACCCACCTTGGATCTTCACAATCGGAAGTATCTTCTGGCAGATACAGCCTGCCGTGCTCCATTCTGCCTTGTAAAGCCCACGCAATACGCTCTGTTTTCTTTTTACCGCCGTGTGTAACGTCGATAATGTGTGGAAACACGCCTAAACGGCGCATTTGATCTGTCAAATAAGGCATGACAGCGTTTTTTAGCGCCCCGCGCTCTATTCCTACTGTTAGAGCATGAAAATCCTTGGCTGCTTTCAGGATTTGGATGCTTGCTTCCCTAACATTCCACCTGCCAGTGCGAATTTCAGCAACGTACCATCCGAAAGCCCCGACTTTGACGATTGCAATCGCCATTTCGTCGAGTCTGTCCTCTCTTGCGCCCTTTTTACTGACTTCTTCATAGCCTGCTGGGTCCACTGCAATGTAATAAGAGCCTTCTGACGGCTCGGTGTCGGTGTAGTTAAACGCTTCTTCTTTGAAGATCTTGCCGCCAGCAGCTTGAAAGGACGCAAAATACTCTTGTCGGACAACTTCTGCTGGTGTTCCTTGGTCAATAGACCGTTGGATTTCATCTGCAATGGGAATTGTGGGGTTCTCAGCCGAGGAAAAGCTAAACGAAGCCCACTCTGGTAGCTTGTCTTCTTTTTCACAAGCCTTCTCGTGCTTTCTTGTCTCTTCGTAGAGGTCAAAAAAGTGGTTCTTACCTTCGGGTGTACCAATAAACATGGCACCGCCACGGCAGTCAGCCAGTGTTGGGCGGATAATGTACTCCCAAACCTCTGGCTTCATAAAGGCGTACTCGTCCATGACGACGAATGACAGGCCCACACCACGCAAGGTATCGGGTCTGTCTGCACCTTTTAAGTGTATCTCTCGCCCGTTAATGAGCTTGATAATACCTTGGTTCTCTAGTGTCGAGTCAATCACGGGACGACCCATGTCTTTGAGTTCGCCCCACATGATCCGCTTTGCTTGCTCAAACGTAGGAGCAATGTAGTACACTGCTCTGTTCTTTAACTCGTAGCCTTCTTCGTTCTTATCTTTCATTGCTTCGATGAGAAGCATAACCCTAGCTAGGTAGGATTTACCAAATCTACGCCCGGCGGCTACAACCTTAAACCGAGCGGGGTCATTAAAGACCTCAAACTGGCGGGGGTGGAGGTTAAAGTCTAGTGTTTGAGCTTCGGTCAAAAGTTACGCCTGTTGCTTAGGCTTGCTTCCGGGGCTAGCTAGCTTGGCAGCAGCGGTGTAGTCAACTGACTTAGCACCAGCAGCAGCGATTGCCTCGTTGCCCTGACCACTCATGCCGTCACCTTTCATCTTGCTCATTGGCTTGTTTTTCATTGTGTAGTTCATAACTAAGTCCTCTTATTTTTTCTTGGCTGTTTTAGCAGCTTGTTTAAAGTCTTTTTTACTAGGGCGACCTTTCTCCCCTTTGCGCTTCATACGCTCATCAGAACCAGCTTTAATGCGTTTGCGTTTAGCGTGGATGTTGGCATACAGTCCGGGTTTTTTAGCCATTGTTGTCTTCTTCTTTCTCTTCTTCAGAAGGGGTCTGGTTAATAGTTATGGCTTCAGAGATATCTTTGGCTTCTGCTTGATGGCCCTGATTAACAATGATCTGAATACCGCCTGAACTCTTTCCAAAGTCCTCTTCCCCTGCGGCTTTAAGCTCTGGTAGGAGCCTGCCAAGGAAAAGTTTGATCATCGTCTTGTCGCCTTCCTTAGCCATTTGTGCGGCTTTCTGGTAAATCTCCATTGCGTCTTGTTCTAGTTCATTAACAAGCGCAGTCTGGACAGCCGCCTCGATGATTGTTTTTTTACCTTTGGCACCCTTGGGTCTGCCGGGTGATTTCTTTTCGCCTTTTTGGATTTGCGTTTCTTTGGAGCCTTCGGCTTTGCCTCGGTTATCCCACGCCATACTTTTACCTATTTTTTGGTTTTCGGCAGATCGTCTTTATGATATAATTT